GTTGAATGGTGGGGATGTTGTTTCGGTGCGTTATCGTGCCACGGGCAACTGGTCAACAATCTCAATTACATTTAAGTGTTTCAAAGCCCCACAAGGCATTAACGGAAACACGATACACATGGATGATGCAATGCCACAAAAGCCCATCAAGGACTTTGTAAATGGTGTTTTACAAGGTTTCAACTGCATATTAGTCCCAGTGAGTGAAACCGAAATTGAAATTCACAACCTTCAAGATTGGTTGGCACTTGGAACAACACGAAATTGGACACGATATGTTGATGTGAAGGACATTCAACACGATAAAATTCCAATTCCAAAAACCATTTCATTCACGCATCAAGAATCATCTTGTTTGGCAAATGCTTATTACAAGCAAATCAACAAACGCGAATTCGGAAGCGTCAAAGTTGAACCCGAAATTGATTATCCAACGGATGAATTCAGCGTTGAAACCCCGTTTCATATTATTGCCCCACAAGCAATGAACCAAGTGAATGCATTTGGGCAGATTGTACGCAAAAGCGAATTGAATCTTCCCGTGTTTATGGATCAAGATTCCAAGCCCGTGCAACAAGATTACACTTTGTTTTATTACGGAGGTAAACAATCAGTTTCAGACACATGGTATTTCAACGGAAATGTGCAAATCGTTATGCCATTGATGACACCATATTCCGAGTACCCAACATTTGAAACAAGTTATTCAAATGCCTTTGGATTAGAATTGTCATTGCGTGGTGATGCGCCCGTAAACACGATGTATAACATGTATTGGAAAGAATACCTTACCCGTATGTATTCAACGCAATCAAGGGTGGTTAAAATGACTGCAATACTACCCGTGGGTGAATGGTTGAACCTTAAATTGAACGACACCATCGCCATTTCATCGAATTATTACAAAATACAATCCATCCAATACGATATGTTAACGGAGGTTGCAAACTTGGAATTGGTGACTTATCCCGATGTGGATATCATGAGGTTCACAACCACTGGTCAAAAACCCGATTTTACCAACCCAACTGCAACACCATTTGGTGAAACTTATTTGAAGAATTATTCGGTTGCCAAGGGTATCATGAATTCATACAAGTTCAACAACCAAGATTATTTGGACACCAACCAAGACATTGACTATAACCAAAACAATGTGTTTAGTTTGGTTCAGCAAGTTAACAATGTACAATCCATTTTGCAGTTCAACCAAATCACGATGTACAGAAACACGCCCATTTCAAGAACCACGGATTCAACGATATGGGATCCGATTCCAATGGAAACGACAGAAACAATTGGGTATGTGGATAACATCACATCAAGTATGCCACTTGCAAAGTATGTGTGTACCGATGGTGGGCAATACAAGTTTACCGCTATGTGTGCATTTGGGCAAAGTGGAAACAAGCAAATTGAATTTGAAATACAAGTCAACGGCATTGAAACCACCGCTTATGGATTGACCGATTCCAACCACCATAGCGTGAACATGGAAACCATTTTGGATTTAGCCCCTACGGATGAAGTGACATTTGTTTGGAAAAATGTAACGGGTGGAAGCCATACAATCGTAATTCAAAAAGCAAACTTTTTAGTACTTAAAAAATGATAACACAGATAATTCAACTTTTACAATCACAAGAATGGTACGGGGTATCCGATACGGTGGAAATTGCCAAAGGAAAATACCAATACAACCAAACATTTAAGCAAGTTGCAAAACAATACAAAAGAAAAATTAAGTCATGGCGGAAGAAATAGATTACAAAGTAAAGGTGGACACCACCGAGGTTGACCAAGCGGAATCCTCGTTTAGCAAGTTCACCAATAAGGCCAAACAAGCCGCATCGGGTTTGACATCCAAATTGTCCGATATGAGTGATAAGTTTGGAGAATTGCCAGGTTCATTGGGGCGAACTGCATCCGCATTTACGGGCGTAGGTAAATCCATGATGGCATTGGTTTCCAATCCACTTGGGGCGATATTGGCTGCGCTTGTGGGCATCTTTGCGGGGCTTCGTGCTGCGCTAACAAAGAGTGAACAAGGGATGGATGCCCTTGCCCGTGTTACATCCATTTTCGGGGCTATATTGAACCCAATTATCCAAGCCGTTTCGGGTTTTGCCACATTGCTTGTTGATGGCTTGGCAAATGGTTTGGAATTGGTGGCGGGTTTGTTTGGTTCGGCTGCAACCGAAGGCCGTAAACTTGCCGATATGCAAGATGAATTGGAGGATAGAGAATTGGCATTGAATGAAGCCCGTGCAAAAGGGAACAAGGAATTGGCACAAGCCCGTGAATTGTTATCTGATTCAAACGCATCATTGGCCGACAGACAAAAGGCATTGGAACAAGTGCGCAAAAGCGAAACCGATTTGGCAGCGAAGGAATTGAAGTTTGCACAAGATAGGTTGGCCGCAGCCCGTTTGGACCAAAAGTTAAACGGACAAACCGAGGAATCCAAAAAGGCAATCAGTGATGCCGTTGTTGCAACCCAAAACGCGGAAACGGAATTGGCAGCCAAACGAAGGTTATTCAATCGTGAAGCCAAAAAACTTGACAAAGAAGAAGAAGAACGCAAAAAGGAAATGGCAAAAGCGGAAGCGGATCGCCAAAAAGAACTGGCTGAAAAGCAAAAAGAATACGCATCACAAAGGCGTGAAGCATCGGACAAAATCCGTGAAGCCGACAGAAAGAACATCATTGATTCCATTCAAGACGAAGAAGAAAAGGCAAAGAAACAAGCCGAGTTCGATTTGGATAACGCCAAAAGGGAAATTGCACGGGGCAAATACACCAAGGCAGAAAAAGACCGATTGATTCAAGAAGCGGAAGAAGCCAACCAAATCAAGTTAGGTCAAATCGCAGCGGATGCCGAAAAGAAAAAGTTGGATGATAAGAAAAAGGCAGACGAAGAATTGAAGGCATTCATGGAAAAATCCGCCGAGGATGAAGCCAAGTTCATTGATGACCAATATGCCAAAGAACAATTGAGGTTGTCACAAACCTTGACCAACGAAAAGGAATTGCAAGATGCGTTGACCAAATTGGAATTGGAAAGATTACAAAACCAAATCCAAGCCCGAAAGGATGCGGGGCAATCCACAACCGAATTAGAACAACAATTGGCAAACAAGCGAATTGATATTGCCAAGGATGAAGAAGCCAAGAAGAAGGATTTGGCACAAAAGGAATTCGATGCAAAGATGGCAATTTACGATGCCACATCAAACGCATTGTCAGCGTTGGGAAATGCAGTTGGTGAAGAAACGGCCACGGCAAAGACATTGGCGGTTGCGGGTGCAATCATTGATACTTATGCGGGTGCAACCAAGGCATTGGCAGCGGGTGCGGGAACTCCCGTTGGATACATTAACGCAGCGGCCATCATCGCAGCGGGTTTTGCGAATGTGCGTAAAATGACATCAACGCCCGTTCCAGGTTCAAGTGATACGGCATCAGCAACACCAAGCGGACCAAGTGTTTCAATCGTGGGTGGTTCAGCCGATCCATCGGCACAGATTGCAAGGTCATTGGCACAACAAAACCAAAAGCCAATCAAGGCGTATGCAGTTGCAACGGACATGAGTACACAACAAGCCCTTGACCGCAGAATCCAACAAAACGCAACATTCCCAGGATAAATCGTTATATAGAATATGAAAACATCATTTGAAAAATTCATGGCATCAAATGCCGTTCAAGAAGTTGAGTTGGGTGCAATGAAAATTGATTTGGCACTAACTGATGAAATTGCAAAAGGCAGAGAAAAAATATCAAAAATGATTGGTTTTGTAAACCAAGACATAACCAAGGTTCAACAAGCCATTTCATTGGTTGGGAAAATCAAAGTAGAATTGGCAAATACTGATAAATTGGCCGATGGCTTGCTTGACAAAATTGTAATGTTTGAAAATGATGCAAAAAAACTTGGCGTTGAAGTTCCTAATCAGGTACTTAATGCGGGCAATTTGACCTTTGAATTGAAAAAAACAAACGATAAGTTACGAAAGTTGATTATTGAAAAATTTAAGTAATGCGTATCGTTGAACTTATATTGGATGAACAACAAATGGCAAGTGGCATTGATGCGATAAGCATCGTGGAAGCCCCAGCCATTGAATCCAATTTTGTTGCGTTGAAATCCCATGAAGTAAAGTTTGCCAAGGTAGATGCAGAAAAGCGCATCTTGATGGGTCCTATATTGATTCCAGACAAACCCATATACCGAAAACAAATTGTGGATGGGGCTATGGATGAATTCTACATTTACTTTTCCAAGGATACCGTTCGTAAAGCATCACAGATGTTTTTGATGAAGGGCAATCAAGGCAACGCCACTATTGAACACGAATTGGCGGTTCAAGGTGTTTGCATGGTTGAAACTTGGATTAAAGAGGACATGGAAAAGGACAAATCGGCCATCTACGGGATGAACGATCCGATTGGCACATGGATGGGTTGTTTGAAAATCACCAACGATGATGTGTGGAATGATGCCAAGGATGGCAAGTTCAAAGGATTCAGCATTGAAGGTTATTTCGCAGACAAAATGAAGATGAGTAAACAACCATCATTACTTGATGAGGTGGTGGCACTTTTAACAGAATATAAAAAATCAAAATAATATGCAACTTAAAGGAATTAAGGTAGAATTGGCATCAGGCGATGACATCAAAAAATTAAGTGGGGAACTTGATACAATGTTCAAGGAAAGTTTGGGTGTTTATGATAATTCGGTTAAAAAATTAAAAGCGGATGTCAATGCAAAGTTAAAACCAATGAATGAAACACGCAGGAAATTGTACAACGATTTGCAAGATTTCAAAAAATCATACAAAGCATTGGTAGGAAAAGAAGCGACATCGGATGTTCCTTTTGTTAAAATTGCCGAGGATACATTGAGAAGGGCAGACATCCAAATCAATGATTTGACAGAAAAGATTGCATCAATCGTGTAAAAATCTAACAATCTAAAAAAATAAAGTTTTATGAGTATGAACGCAGAATCAATCTTGGACCGCATCATGGTAAAATTGGGTATCAATGAACCCGTTGCCGTTGCGTTGGAACAAGTAAAAACCGAAGATGGCCAAGCCATTTTTGAAGCGGATGCCTTTGAAGTAGGTCAAGCAATTTTTATCGTAACCGAAGATGGTAAAATCCCCGCACCCGCAGGTGAATTTGCCATGGAAGATGGTAACATCGTTGAGGTTGATGAAAACGGTGTAATCGTTGAAATCGCTAAAAAAGAAGCCGAAGTTGAGGAAGAAATCGTTGAGGAAGTTGAAGCCCAAGACGATATCATGAAAGAAGAAATCAAGGAAGAAATGGGAATGAAACCAAAGAAAACCGTGAAATCTAAAACCGAAATGGAAGAATCTTATTTCAGCGCACAAATCAAAGAACTTGAAGCCAAGTTTGAAGCCCGTTTGTCAGCATTGGAAATGGAAAAAACTGCATTGTCAGCACAGAACGCTGAATTGGAAGAAAGATTGGCGACAGAACCCGCCCCACACACTCCATTCAACCCCGAAGCAACAACCACAAGCAAAATGAATTTTCACATTTCAAGTAAGCGTGAAAAGACAATTAAAGACCGAGTATTTGACCAACTTTTTAACTAAACTACACAAATGAAAAATAATCTTATCAAAACCCATTTGAGTGGTCCAACTGTATCGCCAAACACCTACGCGGGTTTATTCGGCAACAAATACATTGCGGCTGCTCTGTTGTCAGGCGAAACCTTGGCAAAAGAACTTATCACATTGCACCCCAATGTGGCTTTCAAAGAAGTTATCCGTAACTACCAAGATTCAATCACCATTGCCGATGCAACTTGTGATTTCACTGATTCTTCATCAGTAACTTTGGGTGAATATGTGTTGACTACCATCGAAAAGCAAGTGAACTTGCAACTTTGTAAGAACCAATTGCGTACAACTTGGGAAGCAGCACAAGCGGGTTTCAGTGCATTTGAAAAATTGCCTGCAACTTTTGAAGAATTCATGTTGGCACAAACCGCTGCCGAAGTAGCACAAGCAAACGAATTGGGTATCTGGAAATCAAATTTGTGGTATGATTCCGCATTGGTTCCTGGTCAAGATGGTATGGTTGGTTATTTGATTGATAACTCTGCTATCGTTCGTGCATTCAGTGGTGCTACAACTGGATCGAATGTTGTTGCTCGTTTGCAAGAAGCATTGGACAACTCACCCGCTGCATTGTATGGCAAAGAAGGATACCAATACTATGTTGGTCCATCTACCATGAAGGCATACCAAGCCGCTTTGTCTGCTGGTAACTACAACTTCCAATTCTATGTTGGTGAAAAGCCAATGAACTTCCAAGGTATCCCCGTAACCATGTGTCCTGGTCTTAACGATTACGACTGTGTATTGGGTATGAAGTCAGATTTGCACTTCGGAACTGGTTTGTTGAGCGACTACAACGAAGTGAAGGTTATCGACATGAGCGATATCGATGGTTCACAGAATGTGCGTGTAATCATGCGTTTCACTGGTGGTATCATCGCTACCAACCCAACTCAACAAGTTGTAATTAATGTAACCTAATAATATAGGAACAATATAAACACGGGGTGGGCGTAAACACCCGCCCCTTTTTTTTAACCAACAAAATAGAAAAATATGCCAAGTTGTGGAACTTTATTAGGAAGATACGAACCATGTAAACAATTCGTGGGTGGTTTGAAAGGTGCGTTCTTCGTACCCTTTGAATTCAAGAACCGAGTTACCAAAAGCGGAACGGGATTAGTAACATTAATTGACAATGGTACAACTACCACTCCACTTTCTGCCCCTTTTTGGGAGTTGAAAGGTTTGAGTACTTTGGAAACCGCCGTAGTTGCATCGCGTGACAACGGAACATCAGCGTATGAAACCACCTTCACTTTGTCTTTCAAACCAAGCGGAAAAACCCCAGTAACGGGCGATGCCGACATGGACCAATTGAAAGTATTGACCGAAGGTAGATGGCAAATCATCGTATGGGATAGAAACGACCAATTTTGGTTGATTGGTGAAACCCTTGGTTGTGATGCCAATGGTGGATCAAGTGCATGGGGTGTACAAATGGGTGATGCCCGTTTGAATACTTTGACTTTTATGTCAAGTGAGCCATTGCCACCCGCCCCCGTTGATGCGGACAATTACTCTGAAATTTCAAGTGTAATTACCCCCGTCCTTGCGGCTTAATTTGATTTCAGTTTTATAGTTTGACGACCCTCACCAAATCGGTGGGGGTTTTCTTTTGTAACAAAAAGTTAGAATTGCGTTTTATAGGTATGCACATCAATAACACATCCACATCAGTTACATTCACATCGTTCGTGGATTTTGAAGGTGTGTCAACGGCAACCATTGAGGTATGGCATAAACCCACAAAAACGATGGTTTCCACCACGACTGCGTGTGTGAAGTCATATTCCTTCATCACAATGAATTTACCCGTTTTAACGCCAATTAACGCAGTGGCAAAGAACACGGATGAATTATTGTTTCGTGTGTACAATGGGAATGTGTTGATTTGGGAGGTTTTGGGATATTGGATTACGGGAACAACAAACATTTACAACACTTGGAAGCAGTTCACAACAACTGCCCCTGGTACACCTAATTGGAAAACACTATGAATTTAGATTTTATACAATTACAATCATACACCGCACCATCCATCATTGAGCAAAAGAACAAAGATTGGGTGCAATATGGTGATGATAATAATTACTACCAATATCTGATTGACTTATACCATTCATCACCCACCAACAATGCGTGTATCAAAGGCACAGTTGACCAAATCTTTGGCAAGGGGTTGGAGGTTACAAGGGCATCAAGGGATTTGCCAGGTTACATTGAATTCAAAAAGTTGTTCAGTGCGGATGACCTTCGTGCCGTTGCAATGGATTTGAAGATGTTAGGCCAAGCATCATTTCAATTGGTAAAATCAAAGGACAGAAAAAAGTATGTCCAAGCCAAGCACTTTCCACAACAAACCCTTCGCCCCGCTAAATGCAACGAAAAGGGTGAAATTGAAAAGTACTATTATTGCCCCGATTGGGCGAACATGAAGCGTAACCACACGCCAATTGAATTTAGGGCGTTCGGTTATGACCAAAGTGCAAACGAATGTATCCTTACAATCAAACCATATTCAACGGGTTCGTTTTACTTCGCACCAGTGGATTACCAAGGCGGTACGCAATATGCCAACTTGGAAGCGGAGATTTCCAATTTCCATATTAACAACATCATGAATGGGTTAGCCCCATCAATGTTGATTAATTTTAACAACGGGCAACCACCCGCGGAGGTTAAAGACACTGTGGAAGCCCAAATCAAACAAAAGTTTGGCGGATCGTCAAACGCGGGAAGGTTTATTATCTCGTGGAATGATGGCAAGGATTCAAGTGCGGATATTACACCCGTTCAATTGAGTGATGCCCACAACCAATATCAGTTCCTTTCCCAAGAATCCATGCAGAAAATCATGGTGGCACATCGTATCGTTTCGCCATTGTTGTTGGGTATTAAGGACAACACGGGATTTGGTAGCAACGCAGATGAATTGAAGTCAGCATCTATCTTGTTTGACAATGTTGTTATCCGTCCTTTCCAACGATTGATAATTGATGCAGTCACCAAGGTATTGAACTTTAATGGCTACAATTTGAATCTTTATTTCAAGACCTTACAACCTTTGGAATTTACCGATTTAAGTGGCAATGTCATTGATGATGAAACCCGTGAAGAAGAAACGGGCGTATCCTTGGCAAGTCAAAAAAAAAAGATTGAATTGGTAAAGCCCAATGCGGGTGAATCAAAGGATGATTTTTTAGGGCGTTGCATTCCTATTGTGGTTCGTGAAGGTAAAGACACCAACCAAGCCGCAGCGATTTGTTATTCCTATTTTGAAGGCACAATGTTGGAATCCGATGAAAAATCTTGGATTGAACATTTGAAAGGCAAGGGGGAAATAATTAACACCGATGAATGGGAACTTATTGATGTTCAAGAAGTTACAGACGCGGATGAAGAACTAAGATTTAACTTGGCGTATGACAACCCCAATAAAAAAAGTGATGACGATAAAGGGGTTTACAAAATCCGATACCGTTACGGTCCTGATTTCATATCCAACAAATCAAGGGAGTTTTGCTCTACAATGGTTCAAGAAGCCAAAAGCGGAGTGATATTCCGTAGGGAAGATATTATCCAAATGGGTGATGCGGGTGTGAACGGACAATTTGCCCCAAGCGGTCAAAGTTCCTATTCAATTTGGAAGTACAAAGGCGGTGTAAATTGCCACCACAGATGGGAACGATTGACATTCAGACGCAAACAAGTCAAAGGAAAGTTTTTGCCTAAACAACCAAATGAGGTTGGCGAAAGTAGGGATTTAGATAATTACAACGAAGTATCAAACAAAAGCGCAGACAATGCGGGTGTGCCATTCTCACCAAGTGGGTGGAATACCGCCAAAACACGCCCCATTGATATGCCAAACAAAGGATCATTAAAGAATAAATAAGATGTACGCAAACGATGACATATTACTGGTTGACAAAGAACTAATCTTCAAATACACCCAACTTGGTGGTAATGTGGATGTAGACAAAATCTATCCCTTTGTTAAAATCAGTCAAGACATACAAGTTCAAGAACTTTTGGGAACGAAGTTGTATCGGTACATTTTAACCCAGGTGGAAGCGGGAACTTTAACGGGTAATTACCAAACTTTGGTTTCGCACTATGTTCAACCGATGTTGATTCACTACGCCATGGCAGATTTGTTGTTGTTTCATGGTTATGAGGTAAGCAATGCGGGTATTTTGAGGAACTCACCCGAAAATACCACATTGCCAGACAAAACCGAAATTGATACATTGGTTCAACGCCAAAGAAACATCGCGGAAACTTATCGCCGTAGGGTTGTGGATTATTTGAGTTACTACCCACAATTATTTTCGCAGTACACCGAGGACCAACAAGCGGGTGAATACCCAAATACAAATCCGTCAAACTATGTTTCATGGAATCTGTAAAAAAGACATACAAGCCAAAGGATGAAAAGGTCAAGAAATTGACCAACTACATGACGCAGTTGAAAACCATCAATAAGGTGAAGTGCGATTTGTTTGTCAAAGGTGGTAAATTATTAACACTAATCATCTTTTTGACGGGGTGTTCTGCGCAGTGGCATTTGGAACAAGCCATCAAAAAGAACCCCGCCATGGCACAAATAAGCGTGTATGGCATTGATACCGTGTTTGTGCGTGATTCTGTGACCATTACAGACACTTTCACAACAAAAACGATTGATACCCTCACAATTGAAAAGGATGGCGTTAAAACGATTGTATATCGAAATCACGATGTGATAAGAGTTCAGACAATTGTAAAGGCAGATACCATCCGTTACACCAAAACCATTCAGTTACCACCACAGATTCAATACAAAGAAAGAATTAGTGTACCCCAAAAAATTGGTGTGGCGATTGGATCGGTGTTATTTTTACTTTTACTTTTTGCATTGATAAGAAAATGAGCAATTGGAACAACCCTAACAATCCGAATAACACACAGAATGGGTGGAAAACCCCATCAAGGTCATCCCCGCAAGGTGGTGGAACACGGGCGTGTTTGTGCAAGGACAAAAACACATATTCCAAAAAGTGTTGTGATGGCACTTTGTGGGCGCAAGGCATTGGGCAAATCACCCGTAACCCCTAACAATTCAAATTAAAATCGTTTTATAGATATGAGTATTTCAGCATCAGCATTTTCAGCGGGTTACACGGGGTGTACCATCGTTTCCAATACAACTGCCAAGACGGGAAGATTCCGTGGTTTTGTAGTAAATAGCAATGCCGTTGTATCGGCTTGTTTGAATAGTACTGGGGCATCATTGATGACATCTTTGGGATTGAGTGGTGTAACCATCAACCAAGGTATGTTCATTTCAGTTGGTGATGGTGATTACATTTCATCAATCACTTTGACATCAGGATCCATCATTCTTTACACGGAATAAATGTTTGTAGGCATAGGGGTGGGCATTGGGCGAAACCGCTTTGCCCAAGGGATATTTAACGCATACAATTTGCGTGTTGTTGCCGATGGTGGTATCACCGAAGCGGGTAACTGCGTGAATGCCGTTACTGGCTTATTATTGAACGCATCTTTACTTATCATCCCAAGCGGATACAAAGGTGGCAAAGCATATGCACAGATTCCCACAAACGGAAATGGTGATTTAACTTGGACACGGGCGAGTGATGCTTGGCGTACAAATGCAGATGGGTTGATTCAACGAGTGCCGTGGAATTTGGCAAGTTATTCTGAAGCATTTGACAATGCGGCTTGGTCTTTGGATGGCGTGACAATATCAGCAAATCAAATTGCATCACCAACGGGAACGACAACTGCGGATTTGATGACATCAAATGGAACTGGTCAACAACGCATATATCAAGTTTACACCGTAAGTGCAAATAGTCCTTATACAATTTCCATTTATGTAAAACAAGGCACTACATCAACCATTCAAATCGTTATGCCTTATGTGGGTGCAGGTCCTACATTTACTTTTTCAACTGCAACTTTTAACACGGTATCGGGTTGGACATCATCGGTTGAAACTTTGGCGAATGGATGGTATAGAATTTCGGTAACAAACACACCTACAACCACACAAGCGGGATTTCAATTAGCACTTCCGTCAAATGGTTCAACGGTGTATCTATGGGGGGCGCAGTTTAATCAAGGCAGTTCAGCCCAAACCTATTTCCCCACAACCGATAGGTTGAATGTTCCCCGTCTATCCTATATGTACGGCAGTTGTCCAGCGTTGTTGTTAGAACCGCAGAGGACGAATTTGGCGTTGTATAGTGAGGATTTTAGTAATGCTTATTATGGCAAATCGGGTTCTACGATTACATCAAATACAACTACCGCACCCGATGGGAATGTAACTGCCGATAGTATAATTGAAAATACTGCAACAGGTTTTCACTTGATAAGCAGAGGAACATTTGCAAGCGGAACAAACACGCTTTCGGTATACGCAAAGGCAAACACAAGGAATTTTATCTATGTTGCTTTATATAACGGCTCAAGTGATTTTGGTGCTTATTTTAACTTATCAAATGGAACTGTTGGAAACATAGATACGGGAATAACTGCATCAATCCAAACGGCTGCAAACGGGTTCTATCGTTGTATTATCACCTACACAAGTGCCGTATCTGTTACTTTGTCAATAGGTATAGCAAGCGCAAACGGAACAAGAAGTTACACGGGAGACGGAACAAGTGGAATTTACATATGGGGCGCACAACTCGAAGCGGGCGCATACGCCACAACCTACATACCAACAACCACCGCATCAGCCACCCGTATTGCGGATACTGCAACAAAGACGGGAATTAGTTCTGTCATTACAAGCCCACAAGGAACACTATTTGTAAATTGTAGGGCGTTATTCAATGGCGGAAGTTTTAGAGGTATTTCAATAAGTGACGGCACATATTCAAATAGATTGGCTATTGTTCAATCATCATCGTCAAATACTTTGCTCATTGCGTTGGTTATTGGAAATACATTCGTAGTCAATCAATCAATCACGGGATTCACTCAAACCAATTTTAACAAAGTTGCAGTAAGTTGGGGAAGTGGCACTTTGAAAGTATTTGTAAATGGAAGTTTGTCAAATACATTTACATCAATCACAATGCCATCCGCTAATTTGTTTACAAGATTTGGATTAGATGCGGGTGCGAGTGCAAGTGAGTTTGAGGGATTTGTTCAAGCAACCGCTTTGTTTGCAACCCCATTAAGTGATTCTGATTGCATCGCATTAACAACCTAACCTTATGACCTTTTCAAAATACGAATTCCAATCCCAAGCCGAATGGCTAACATACCAAGCCCAAATATCTACAACGGTTGAGGGTTCGGTAACTTACAATAATTGTGCAGTACACGAAATCGGGAAAATCTGTTTAGCAACAGACAACGAAGGTAACTGCACCGACCTTTCCCCGTTGTATGCCGTTGACATCCTTTGGAACGATGAGCCGTTGGAATCCTTTGCAACAAAAGAGGTGTTCCCAAATCCCGTGGGCGTTCATACTTTTAGTGGG